GAGGTAAGTCAATGGCGTGGTCAATCCACGTACAATGGCATTCTCAACTATTACAAAGCAAAGGTTCCTCAGTGGACTTCTGCACCGCATTTATTCATCGTGACTGGTTCGCCTAATCCGTTGAACGACGGCATCTGGCAGATGACACCGCTGAACCTGAAGGGCACTCATGCAGGAGCATGGAACTCCACACACTGGGGTATCGAAGTCGTGGGTAACTACGACTCACAGACATGGTCAGATTCAACGAAGACTCTTGTGTATGATGCTGTCATAGCGTTGTTCATGTGGAAGAGTATCACCGTAAACCGACAGTCCGTTGTAGGCCATCGTGAAACGGGTTCGAAGAAAACATGTCCTGGTAAAAGCATTAACATGAACACCGTGAGACACGAACTACAACAAAGACAAGGAGGTGGGTAATATGACGCCATCAGATTTATCTTCATTAGAAGTGGCATTGGCCAGAGTCGAAGCAACAATCGTAGGACGCATTGATGATTTAGTCCGACGAGTTGATGGCTTTGAGAAAAAGATTGACAAACATGAGTACCGCATCACAGAGGCAGAGAAAGAGATTTACCTTTGGCGAGGTATTGCCGCTTTCTTTGGCATCGTCTTCCCACTCGTCCTGAAGTACTTGGTGCCATAATGGACTGGGTTGATATTGAGTACCTGGTATCAGGCTGCTTAGTATTTATCACCGCCTTGATACTTGTGGCTGCTGTCGTAGGACTCGCAATACTCTTCACCGTATTACTCGTAGGAGGATAACATGGAAAACAAAAAGGAATGGTACCAGAGCAAGACCATCTGGATTAACGCATTGAGCCTTCTGGTTCTCGTGTTGACGACAATGGCTGGTTGGGTTGAACTACAGGACATGGCACCGCAGATGCTGTTCGCCGTGAACATCATCAACATCGGAATCAGATTCTTGACATCAGAGGGGATTAAGTAATATGCCACCACAGAAACAAAACAATAAGTGGCGTTTCTGTGTACGTGACCACAATGGTTCTCCTCGCTGGCAGTCATACAGCTCGTATGAAGAGTGCTATGCAGAGTGGGAACGGTACATCAATCGTAGACGCAAGGAAGCGGTTGACGCTGTTGAAATACCGTACATTGAGGAAGAGACCTCCACAGACGACCTGTGGGATCAAGCGTACACATACAACGCTAGACGCAGACGAGACACACCACAGATACTTGTACCGCATAAGCCATTCGCCATTGCCTTCATTAGTGACTTGCACATCGGTTCGCAAGGAACCGACTACGTGAGTCTCCGCAGAGATGCAGAGACTGTCAGAGACACTGATGGTATGTACGCCGTGTTCCACGGTGATGGTATCGATAACTGGATCATTCCAAAAATGCAAGGGCTGCAACGTGGACAAGCAATGCCGTTTGATGACGAGCTTGCCTTGTTCCGTGCATGGCTACTGACTATTGAGAAAAAGCTCTTAGTCGTTGTCGCTGGTAACCACGATAACTGGACTACGAAATTGGCTGGCTTTGATTGGCTCAAATCAATCACACCGACTACCGCACTGTACGACCCACAGCAGATTACCTTTGACATCTCACACGGTGACAACAGGGTTCGCATCTGTGTTCGACACAAGTGGCGAGGTAGTTCAATCCTCAATCCAACTCATGCAATGGAAAGATCTGCCCGTGATATTGACGCTGACATCTACGTTGGCGGTCATACACACATAGGCACACTGTTCCGCTCATTCACCGTGAGAGGGCAAGACAGGATAGCAGTACTCACAGGAACGTATAAGACAGAGGATAGCTTCGGTCGTGAGCTTGGACTACCAGATACTCAACACCGTGGCTGTGGGGCCGTTGTGTTCGATACTGACGGGTCTATGACGTGGATACGCAATCTCGATGAGGCTGCACGCTATCTCAAATTTAAACAACAGGAGTACGACAATGGGTCGCACTAAACTTCTGCCTAATATGGACAAGCCAAAGAACACCGCCCCAAGAGAAACTCGTAAGACCTCTGGCAATCGAAACACTGGCCGTCTTATCAATCCTGAGACGGGTGAGTATCTTGAGGCGAGTGTAGAGCGACGGAAGGAAATAGAATCCTCCGAAGCCTACAAGACGTGGATGAGAGTCAAGGGGACGAAGAAGTCATTCATCGCCGCATTCTCTGAGTGTGGCAATATCAGCATAGCCTGTAACATCGTTGGTATTCACCCAATGTCTGTGTATGGCTGGCTGCGGAATGACGAAGAGTTCAACGAAGACTACAACACCGCTGTTGACTTTGCCATTGCTACACTGGAGATGGAAGCACGGCGACGTGCGATGGAGGGATCAGATAGGCTTCTGGAGTTCCTCTTAAAGAGTCTAAAGCCAGAGGTGTACCGTGAACGATATGAAGTCAAACAAGAGGTATCAGCGGACTACGTCATCGACATTAGCCCCCGCTCCAATAACGACGCTGACACACTCCAATTGGACGTTACCCCAACGGACATTCCTGGAGAGTAACCATCCTTACAAGCTCTTCGTGGCTGGCCGTGGTGCAGGCAAGTCATACGCTGGTTCGTTCCTCTGCTTAATGCAGCCACCGAACTCAGCAGGGATTGTGATGGCACCAACATACGGGATGTTGAGGGACGGTGCAATGAGCATTATCCTTGACCTCGCACAACGAGGGAACATCATCCTGGACTGGAACAAAACCGAAGGCGAACTCAAACTCAAAGGCAACAGGACGATTAAGTTCCGCTCTGTTGATAACGTGAATCGAGTTCGTGGTAACTCTGTTGGCTGGTTGTACTTTGATGAGATGTGTTACATGAGTCCTGACGTTTGGGCGGTTGCTCTTGGTACCCGTCGCCAATTGCCGATGAAGGTTTGGGCAACGACAACACCAAACGGGAAGGATCACGTGTACCGCATCTGGAACACCGATGACGCAAAGTTCACGATGGTCAGAAGTACAACCGCCGACAATATATACAACCCGCCTGAATTCGCTGAAGAACTTCGTTCGCAAATGACTGAAGAGCAGTGGAGACAGGAAGGGCTTGGTGAGTTCATTGATCCGTCAGGTACTATGTTCAACAGAGCATGGTTCAAGTACGTTGATAACGCAGATGAACTACCAAAGAAACTCACATGGTACAGATATTGGGATTTAGCCATGACCACCAAAGCATCAAGCGACTTTACCGCTAGTGCAAAGGTAGCGATTGACGAACAAGGTACAATGTACATAGGAGACATAATTCAGATTAAGGCTGAGTATCCCGAAGTAAAGCGACTCATCATTGAGACAGCACTCAAAGAACCCGACGTCATTGTTGGTATCGAAGAAGCCGTCAGTGGATTCGCTGCCATCCAAGAGATACGAAGAGTGCCAGAACTCGCAAGCACAACGATTCGGGGAGTTGGAGTTGACAAAGACAAACTCAGTAGAGCCATGCCTTGGGCTGGTCGAGCAGAGAGTGGTGGAGTCAAGCTCCTGTATGCGAAATGGAATCGCACCTTCCTGGACGAAGTGACTTCATTCCCAAAAGGAGAACATGACGATATGGTAGATGCTGTATCAGGCGCTTTGCAGATGATTAGCAAGCGTAAAATGGACTGGGTGGTGCTTTAATGGCTATTGAAACTTTACCTTCATTTATGGACGGTCTTCGGACGTCAGACAAGCTCGGTGGAACATGGGATGCGTACTGTCGTGTACCTACGCTTTATCGCTCCGTGAACCTTCGTGCTGATGCTGTGAGTTCCGTTCCGTACCGCATTGAGCGACGCAATAGAAGCGTTGATTGGATGTTCGCCACGACTTTGCCAGAACTTATGCGTAACACAGAGATCTCTATGCTTCTCACAGGAGCGGCTTTTTGGTTACGGATTATGAAGGGCAATGTGCTTATCGGATTTCAAGTATTGAACCCATTCACGGTTGAAGTCAAGTTTGATCAGACAAAAGTAAACCCGCTGAACCCTGTCGAAGCAATGACATTCATACAGCACATTAATGGCGTCAAAGCTGGTGAGTGGGATGCACAGAACATTATCTACTTCCGTGAGATGTCGTACTCGGATGAAGTTCGTCATGGACTTCCTCCTGTCCAAGTAGCATTGCAGTCTTCGCAATTGCAGTACTACCAAGAGCGGTTCACGTCCGCATTCTTTGAGCACGGTGCACAACCTGTAACCATCATGAGTATGCCGACCGACACTTCGAAAGAAGAGATGGAACGGTTCAGCAAAGACTGGCTATCCAAGTTTGTCGGTGGAACAGCACGTGCATTTCGGGCAGCGTTCGTTCGTGGTGGCGATATCAAAGCCACGGTCATCACACCGCCTATCAAGGACATGATGCTTCCTGAACTTCAGGAGCGAGCAGAGCGAAACATCGCTAAAACACTCGGTGTACCTATCACTATGCTTGAAGCATCGGCTGCAAACTATGCAACGGCACAAGCAGATGTGATGTCTTTCTGGCGAACGACTATTATCCCTCGCTTGGGTATGTATGAGCAGGTCATTAACAACCAGCTTCTTGCACCGCTTGGTTACAAGTTGGTGTTTACTCCTGAGGCAATGGATGTGATGCAGACGGATGAAGCACAACGTGCTGGTGCATTGCTCTCACTCACGCAGGCTGGCGTTGCTGTTGACTATGCCATGGAAATCCTTGGCTACGATACCGACTTCATTGACCGAATGCGAGCTAGCTCTACCCCACCAGAAGCCCCACAAGCGACGATAACACCGCCACCCGACCCTACACCTCCCTTGCTGAATCCAGAGGCTCCTAAGCCCGCTGTTGAAGCAAATCAGCAGGATGCTATGGTTGCTTCCGTAGACACAAAGTCTATGAAGGGCTATGTACTCTGGCGACGAAAAGCAGAGAAGCGGTTGATTAACCAGAAGTCATTAGACTTTGACTTTGTACACGAGGACATCAGTCCAGAGGATGCTGCGTGGATTCGTTATCAACTCCCTGACTGTACGTCAATGAGTGAGGTTAAGTCGCTATTTGAATCGGTGAAGGCTGTTGAGCTGACCGAGGAAGAAAAGCCGATGTACGATGCTATCATGGCGTACTTCAAATCGCAGGGTTTGAATGTCGCACAGTTGATTGCTTCTGGGGAACCTATCCCTGAAAACCTCATGGATGGCTTGACCATGGTTATCGAACCGTTCATGATCAAGGACACACAAAGCAAACTCCTTGACTTGCAGAATAAGTTCACCGTTGATATTGACGATGCTCAAGAGTTCAACTTGATTCGTAAGCAGTTCGACAAGTACACGCCGAAGCTTATCAAGGGATTGAATGAGACGACCTCAACTCTGGTGAAGCGAGTTATCACCAATGCTCGTGAGCAAGGTGGTATGTCTGTTGGTGATTTGACCAATGAACTCGCACCAGCATTCGGTGAGCGTAGAGCAAAACTCATCGCCATTACCGAAACAACCCGCAGTGCAAGTACTTCAACACAAGTGTACAAAGACTACCTTGACGAGTTCGGTGTAAAGACTGTTCGTATCTGGAACACAGAGAACGATGAAATCGTCAGAGAGTGTCCTATCTGCTACCCGTTAAACGGCAAGACAGAAGAGGTCTGGGGAGAGCGGTATCCTGATGGCGCTCCTGCACATCCGAAGTGTCGTTGTGACATTACGCTGAAGGTAGTGAGGTAGCCATGAAGATTAGCGTTGAAGTGAAGATTCCGAAACAGTACATGGAAAAGATCAAGAACATGTACAAGGAACTCGCAGAACCTGTGATGGTTGCTGTGGCGATTGAAGTTCAGAACGAACTGTCCTCACAGAAGCCACCAGCACCGAAGAAGGGCGCCATGAGGTTCGTGTCCGCTAAACAGCGAGCGTTTGTTATGGCGTCTATTGCGAACGGTCAGATACAAGTTCCGTACCGCAGAGGTATGGATGTTCGGTCTGATCAACTCAACAGGTCATTCAAGCTTGTACGGTCACCAAGTTCGGTGTTTATCACAAGCTCTGCACGGTACTGGAGATACGTCATTGGGGATAAGCAGGCTGCCATTCACAAAGGTCGCTGGAAGACTGTTACCGCTATGACTATGAAGGTATTGAAGAGCGGTCTTGTTCAAGATGTTGCAAGTGATATCCTGTCGAAGAAGTACGGGGAAACCTGGACAAGGAGTGCAATGGAATGAAGCAAGTAAGTAACGAAGGTGCTCAAGCCTACAAGGCTGAATCATACATCCCTCCAGCAAATGTTGCTCGTGCTGCACGAATGGCATTAGAGGTTCGCCAGACAAAACCAGAAAGCCAGCGTGGAATGACGATGGTTGGGTTAATGCGGGCAAATCAACTTGCTGACCGACGGCCCGTATCAGTAGAAACGTTGCGACGCATGGTTGCTTACTTTGACCGCCATGAGGTGGACAAGCAAGGTTCAACGTGGATCGAGAAAGGCAAAGGCTGGCAAGCATGGCAGGGTTGGGGCGGTGATGTTGGACGGGCTTGGGCTACACGGGTTCTAAATTCAATCAATAAGGAGACCAAGATGGAAAACACAGGTGATATGGCTGAAATGACGCCAGAACAGATTCGCATGAAGAAATTCCATGACGTGCTCGCCATGATTTACGACTTGGCTGGTATGGAAATGCCAGACATTGAGCATGACGAGTCAGAACGTCCACCCCTGTCAGGAGAGGCCGCACCAGATGATGGTGGCAATGGAAACGGGCCTGGGCCTGGAGGTGGCAATGGAAACGGGCCTGGTTATCAAGGAGGCAAAAGTGATGATTCAGCCAAGGTTGAACTGACCGCTGAAGAGCGTGACGCACTTCCTGATAACGACTTCGCTGTTCCAAGTTCACGGAACTTTCCTATCAACTCACCCGTCGCTGTGTCTGACGCAGTCGCTGGTTGGGGACGGTACGAAGGGCCTGTGTCCTTTGAAGAGTTCAAACGTAACCTCATTGCAATTGCCAAGCGCAAGGGCCCTGAGTACGTTGCAGCGCTTCCGCAATCGTGGAAGGATGAGATGGACGCAGCCGCAAAAGCAGTCGCCCTCAAAATCCTTTCTCAAATGCGGTAAGTGTTGACACAACGCTTATAATTAAGATAGGAGGTACACATGAGTAAGTATGCTGTAAAGAGCGTAAACGAAAACATCCTCACTGGTCGTGCCATCGTTTTCGGTGGTAAGGACGTTGTCGGTGATGAGTTTACCGCAGACACTGACCTCGGTGAATCTCGCTCGTTTGTAGGAACCCCTGTATACTGGAATCACGGTATGTCAGGGACGAAGACAAAGATTGGCGAAGTCACCGACTACACTCGTTCTGAAGAGGGCATTGACGTAACCATTGAACTTGATAAGCGGGGTAAATACCTCAAGCAAATCATGGACATGGCAAAACGAGGGATGCTCGGTCTATCTTCAGGAGCCGTCGCTCATTTGGTAGAACGAATGAACGGCGTAATCAAAACCTGGATTTGGGGTGAGTTATCAATCACCACCACTCCAGCAGAACCACGAACCTATGCGAATGTGAAGTCTGCGAGTGCTGAGGCCTCAGCAAGAGACCATGTCGCTGGTTATATTATTAATCCATTGGAAAATTTACCTATTAAAGAGGAGACTACTATGACTATTGACAAAGACGCTTTGAAGGACGCATTGTTGGACATCGCTGGTGAGCCAGCTCAGGGTGGTGGGTTGTACATGGGTGGTAAAGCACCTTCGGTTAAGAACGTTA